GATCACGTTTAGTGACCTGCGGACGCATGGGTGGTTTGATGGTACGCCTACGACTACAGGTGATTATACTTTTACGGTAAGATTGACTGATTATGGTAGTCAGTATCAGAGTACACGGGAAGTTTTTAATCTGAAAGTGGATTAAGCATGCCAGTTTATCATTCAGGAAATTTAAGTCAAACAGACAGGCCCCAATTTAATTATCCATTGAGACCTCAGACCCCGGATCGTACAAAACCTCTGGCACCGAGGAATTTAATTATTACCAGTCCCTACGATGTGGAAAAAACTGATATAAGATGGGACAATCCGAAGATAATACCCCAAAACAGTGGTCTTAATATTTTAGGCTGCAATGTCTATCGTTCTACGGATGGTCCAGATAATTATATAAAGATTAATGATACTCCTGTTACAGTTCTCTCTTATCGTGATGAAACAAAGGAACAGACAGTAGTCTATGAGAATGCCACTCCGACAATAAAGCATACATTAGAACCGGAGGACAAATGGTACGTCTATGCTCAGAACAGGCCTGTCATTATTCCAGGCACAAATGGCCGGCCTACAACTCGTATTGAAGATGTGAGACTTGAAATCGATAGCGGTGACGGGGTCTTCCAGGAATGGCCCGCTTTTTCTGTAAATGGTGTAACTGGTGAAATTGAATTAATAAGAGCTCCTGTGTATAACTATGAGTTGCAGCAGATTATTCCTCCGAGTCTACCTCATCCCCCTAATGGGAGAGTCAGGATAAGTTATACATATTTACAACATTCTGTTCTTACGGTATTGAGCCAGCGGATTTATTATAAAGTTACCACAGTTGCAGAGGACCCGGATGATAATACTGCAACAATAGAGACACCTCTTGATGAGATATCTGATCGCACTTCTTTTGATATAGAAGCGATTGATTACATCTGGCGTGAGGCTATCCGGAGAAACCGCTGGATACTTGAACAGGGTGGCGAGCGCGTAAAAATCTTTATCCGTAAGTGGATGGGTGAAGTCTGTCCTGACCATGAGACAAATTATGGACAGGGTTATAATGACTGTCTCGAATGTTTCGGGACAAACATAGTTGGAGGATACGACGGGCCGTACTCAGTTATGATAGCGCCTCCTGAATCAGAGAAAATGATCGAACTTGCGGACATGGGACTTCATATCCGATACGATTGGACTACATGGCTTGGTGAGTGGCCTTTGATTAATGAACGTGATGTAGTGGTTCGTCAGAATAATGAGCGGTATGTTATAGGCCCTGTCACACCACAGGGTTCGAGAGGAGCTATTTATCAACAGCATTTCTCGATGAGCTATATTGATCAAAGTGATATAAGATATCAGATCCCAATTACTGGTGGAGAGACTTCAGTACCTCTATCGTATGACCCTTACCGTAACGCTGCTTCGACTGATGCAAGCCCTGCTATTAATGATAAGCCCCAGATACCCGAAGAGAGAATAATTCGCGGCAGGACCGTAGTTTTTGAAAATATTACGTACATTCTGTTGACACTGCTTATACCCTGCGGTATATTGATAAGGTATATATCATAGGGAGGGTAGATGGAATGTCCTGTACCGCTGTGTGAATTTCTTTTCTTAAATAAATATTTAATTGTTGGAACCGTACTAAGCTTCTTCAGAATTTAACGAAGCGTTGTGTGATGTCGGGGATCAAGTACCAAGGAGTGCTGTGCATGTATTCTAGTTTCATAGGTCAAATGATGAATAATGAAGAGTATGATTCTATAGCAGCATCATTAGAGTTATCAAGAAGGGCCTATTTATTTAACAAGGCCATAAAAAGTAAGGTAAAACCACGAGGTATAGTTTATCTAAAGTTTGATGTCAGTATCCTGCCTACCCGTTGGAAGGAAAGGGCGAAGGAAGAAGGCATTAAGAGTTGGAAGGGGCTATATTTATCGTTAAAGAAATCTAAGACCCGTTACAGGTTTCTTTTTATTCTTGGATTATTCAAGGGTATTTCTTTTAGCTTGAGATCAGACAAATCTTTAGTCATGTTACATGTCGAGGATTGTCTATGTTTCAGGTAACGGTCTATATAAACATTATATCCATTTTTTTTGATCATTTTGCAAAAGGATGCATCTTCAGAAGGAAAATCTTTACAATTCCCTATTTCATGAAAAATAGGTTGAAACCAGGGGTATTTTAATGATTCAAAAACACCTCTTTTAACCAACATAAAGCCTAGACCGGTATAAGCCACATCAATGAGCCCTTTCCGGTCTTTAAAACTTTCGAGAGTAGAAAATTTAAATACTCCATGTCTCTGGAAATAATCCTCATCCCAATTCTCAATATAATAATCTACTAATATTCATTTTCTTAACATCAACTATTTAGTTAGACTATAAGTTAAATATTAATATTTCAGGAGGTACTCTATGTCCTTAAAAAATGCTGCTGAAGAGCTCCTTAAAGTTGCTGATGAAATTGAGAAGGAAGCTGCAGACGTTACACAATTCGTATGTGATAAATGCAATCACACCGCCTCTCTGGCCGCAATCAACCAGAAGCGCAAAGAGGCTGCTGAAGCTTCTGAAGATAATGTGGCTGTCAAAGATATCACAATCAATGACACCGTGAACTGCCCGGCTTGTGATGGTGTTATGGCATACAAAGCTTCGAAAGCCAGTGATCCTTATTATTTCGATCCGGAACAGAAAGAAGCCGGAGAAAAACCGGAATCAAAAAAAGCTGCTTTAGAACCTATCGATTATGATTCACTCGAGAGATATACTGCTTAAGCCATAAAAGCAGGTCTCCTTTTTTATTGGTGGTAATTTCAATTCCTCGGGGAAAGAGGAGTATCATATACTTCTCTTTCCCCTATTTTTATTCCTAATAATCTATTATTATATTTATCATATATATCAGGGGATATATATATGGTCAGAGTATTAGGAAACTCTTCAGAACGCGTAGAAATCGAAGATTTACATGATGTCATCTATTATAAACAGCTTAAAGAATATACTGACCAGCAATATGAAAGTTCTAAAGACCTCAAACGGGAGATAGGGAAAGGCCGGCTAGTCAAAATTGAAGTATTACCTACTCCGAGAGGATCCATTGATACCCAGGCACCGGGAAGGGCCTCATCTCTGGAGATGGGGGACTTAAAAGCAGCGTTACGTGAAGTTCTGCCGGAGTTTAAAGGTAACGGTATATCAGAAGATTCTTTGAAGGGTGCTGTCAGAGAGATAGCTCCGTTGATTGTCGATATGGTTCGGCAGGAAGTATCGAAAATATCAATAACAGGGGTAGAAAGTAAACCGAAATACAGTAGAACGTTTCTTGGTCCGGAATATATACCTGATGTTAAAACGGACGGTATGAGAGATAATGTAAAAGCAAAAGAAAGAGAAGTGCCAGCTGATGACATTGCAGCTAATCTGGCTGCTCTGAAGAAGCTGAGACAAAATAAAACCTAAATCCAAATTTAAATAGGAGGTTGACAAATGGCAAAGGGCATGGATATTGGAACCTGCTTCCTTGTTAGTGCAGCACAGGATGCCAGTAATCAGGTTCAGATAAAATCTGTAAGAGACGCCTTCATCGACATGGATAATGACCCGCAGGTCAGGAACATGATGAAGATGTCGGGTGTGAATTTCATTGAAGCAGACGATAAACTTTACATTGTGGGAGACCCCGCAGTGACTATGGCGAATATTTTTAATAAGGAGGCTCGCCGCCCCCTCTCTCAAGGGATTATCTCCCCGGGAGAAACAGAAGCAGAAAAAATCCTGAAAATTCTATTAAGTAATGTCCTTGGAACCGTGCGGGTAGAAAATGAGACTTGTTATTTCTCTGTTCCTGCTTCTCCAATTGATAGAGAAATGGATGTTGTTTATCATCAGGCTATGTTTTCAAAGCTCATTTCAGACCTGGGCTATAAACCTGTCCATCTAAATGAAGCAGCTGCAATAGTTTACAGTAATTGTGCAAAGGAACAGTTCTCCGCTCTCGCTCTGTCGTTTGGAGGTGGTATGGTCAATGTCTGCCTTATGTATCAAACGATGATAGGTATGGCCTTTTCAATCAGCCGCGGAGGAGATTTTATAGATGAGAACGCAGCTAGGGCAACTGGTTCTACTGCAAGTCGTATCATGTCTATTAAAGAAAAGGGTATTAATTTATTGGATCCTACCGAGGGTGACCCAAAGACTTTCCGTGAGAGAGAAGCCATTAATATTTATTATAAGAGCCTCGTCTTTTATGCCCTGGATATGATAAAGGCTGAATTTCTCAAAAGGGAAGGCACTATTGAATTGCCGAAGTCTATCCCTATTGTTTTATCGGGAGGGACTGCGTTAGCAAAGAATTTCAAGGAATTTTTTGAGACGGGTTTCAATGCGGTGAAAGACAAGTTTCCTATTCCTGTGTCCGAGATACGTATGGCTACTGACCCTCTCTCTAGTGTCGCTCAGGGTCTTTTGGTGGCAGCAATGAACCATGATGAAGGGTCAATTTAATGTATCAGAGATTAATGGTTGCCATTAAACGACGTATCTTGGATGAAGTCCAAGATGCCTTCCTTGAACATCCTGCGTTTTCTCAGAAAGTAAAAATTTATAATAAATTTCCGTATGAAGAGAGAATTCAGTACGGAGTGATTCTTCGGAATACATCTGCTTCTCAGATACGCCTTTCGCCTGATAATTTTATGTCTGACCTTTACTCTCTTGTCAGATTAGCAACACAGGAAGCTAGTCCCGGTCTTGCTATTGAGTGGGTCAGAGAAAACGCAGGTAATATAACTGAAATTGCTGTTGAAGATGTTTCCAGTCAGTTAGGGCCTACTCAGAGAAGATTTTTTACGGCATACCCGATTCTGGCGGGAAAGGATAATACTCTGTATGCCGATAATCCCGGTCAGGTTAGAGTGTTCATCGACGGCACTGAAGTAATACCAGAGAGTGTCGACGGTGAAACTCGTGAAGTTCTGTTGTATAGTGCTACAAATACTGGACAAGTAGTGGAAATAAATTACTATTACCGTAATATAGTGCCGCCCAGTGTGAATCTTATTGAATTTCCGACTGATAAATCGTTCACAGTTGAAACTATCTATGTCATTGAAGAGGAGGTTCTTGTAAGCAGGACCACGGGTACAGAGACCACAGTTACACTGGACCATGGTGGGGGTGGTAATGTCATTGATACAGAATCTGATGATCTTTATGTTGCAACTACTGGTAGTATGCGGTTATACACCCTAAAGAGGGGTGTAGGTGAGGATTATTCCATTGATGATTCTACGGGAATAATAACCTTTTTACAGCCGTTAGAAAAGAATTACAGTATATATGCGAATTATAGATATCAGGTAGACGGTCTTATTGCCGGCCCTTATTCATTTAAGGAGTTTCAGGAGAATAGTGAAGCGATCCCTGGTGTGGTTATTTCTATAGGACGGAGGGCTAAAGCCGGAGATAAGCAGGCAATAATGGTAACCGAGACTCGGGAACAGCAGGCAAAGATATATGGGGGTCATTGGGAAATGTCTCTTGATCTGGCTGTTATTGCAAAGGATCCTTCTCAGATGGAGCAGATGACTGATCAAATCATTTCGTATTTGTGGGGAAAGCGTAAGAATGTCCTGGAATACGAAGGAATAGCTTTGAATTCGGTTGAGCCTACAGGGGAATCAGAGGAAGTGCACATAGATACGACGGGTGACTTGTATTATGAGTCTTCTGTCTCTGTAAATGTTCAATCTGAGTGGCAGCGTTTTGTGCCCTATAATCCTATATATAAATTACGGGGTATTTATGTGGTTGCAGACTCCAGACATGTGTTAAAATCACCTGTTTTGGGTTTTGATAAATTAACTTAAAAATGATAATCTATTAATACATAGCCTAATAAAAATATCTCTTAGGAGAAAAATTTATGCCTTTATATGAATATGAATGTGAATCATGTGGATTTGAATTTGAAGAACTTTCAAAGAAAGATAGTAATTCCATTGAGTGTAAAAAATGTGGAAAAACTGCAAAAAGAAAAATGAGCCGGTTTTCATCTGTTGTTGTGGGAAGTTCCAATGAGTCTGTCGACGTAAAAATTGGCAGAGCAGCAAATAAAAGGTGGGAAATGCACCATGAACGTCAGGGTGAAAGGCGCAAAGGAAAAGAATTAAAGAGTTTGGAAGTTCCGAAAGTAGGAAAAGAATATGCTCCTGTTCTGGGTCTGGGTACAAAAGAGCAAAGGACTCAGCGGAAAGAATATTCCGCTGCTCTGCAGGAACATAGAAAAAAGAGAGAGAAACGGGGTCAGAAGCAGTTTTCTGAAACTGGGTCGTGGAACATTCCCACAAATGTGGGGAAATAACCTCAAATAATATAACAGATAAGATTCTTGCAGATACGAATAAGATCGGGATAAGAAATCTAAAAGAACTGTAAACAAATACACTATGGAGGTTAACTATGGGACTTGGCCCTTTTGACAGTTTCTCGTTTCCTGATGTGTACACGAGGACACTCAATGAGGCTCCTACAGCGACAGCTGCTGGAGATCTTCGTATTCCTGCTTTTATAGGGGTGGCTGATGAAACGATCCCGATTACCAACTATGAGATGATTCGGGGTTCGAGTTCGATGGCCGATAATAAAATCACTAAGGAGAATGTATCCAGTCAATTTACTGGAACACAGCGTAATTTCACCGTTACCTATCATCCAATTGTGAAGGGTGATGGAAATGGAACCACTACAACTGACACCAATAACGTTATTGTCTACGTCAATGATGAATCAGTTGCCGTATCTTCAGTGAACGGAACAACCGGGGAAATTTATTTGGTACAGATACCCGCGGTTGATGATGTAGTTCTTGTTACGTATTACTTTAAGAAACATGATACTTCGCATACTGATGAGGATCTCAGTGACCAGGTGGAGGGTGTTCGTACTGTATTCCGTACACATTATGTTCCTATTGTCGAAGGAAATGGTGGAGGAATAACCACTACTTCAACTTCACATGTTACCGCGAAAGTAGATAATGCTGCAGTGACGGTTTCCGCGGTTGATGGTGATACAGGACAAGTAACTCTTGCTGTAGCGCCAACTATAGGTCAGACTCTTAAAGTCACTTATTACTCAAATGAGCATCAGGACACTGCTGATATTCTTCCTTCTCCATGGGTAGCCTCACTGGAGAAAGTCGGGTATTCACCCGGTGCTGCTGACTTTGTTGATGAGGTAGATTTTTTGCTTGATACCACAGGTGCTTTCAGTACCGTTAACTGGGGTCATTCTGCAAAAGTTGCTTCAGGTCAGTACACTGCTGGTGGAGAAGCCTTCGACGATACTCAGATTACCCCAAAACTTTATGATAATCATAATTTCCGCAGAGCAGCGACTGGTGCTGTTGATGGAACGAATGCAACTTTTACTATTGAGGCTACACCGAACAGTGGTCAGGGTCTGGGATATGATACAGACAATCCGGATCTCGTTACTGCTTATCATGGGACATCTCCCACGGATGCCACAGTTGTTGATGCTCTCCAGCTAAGTGCAACTGCAAAGACAGTTGTTCTGGCAACACCTCCTGTAAGTGGGGAATCGGTTTATGTCACTCAGTACAGCAACCTTCTTCCGGACGATACCTGGACACTAACAGATACCACTTCAGATGCAGTTGGTGTGGGTACTTATACAATGTCAGGATAAAATGCTGGTATTGCCATGGGCGTTCTATGGTCTACTGCTGATACAACGGTAGCTGACTCGGATTTTTCCTCGGAGAATGTGACTTATCCTGCGGGTACTGGAGCAGGTAACAGCGATGCTCAGGTTTCTCCCGGATATGCTATTGTGGAAACAGTCTCACTGACTTTTGCTGATGCTACAAGTTACACGGTCAGTTCAGACTCCACTGCAACTGGATCAGGTTCTGGCTCGGATAGCACAGGATATCTTAATCAGACATATATCGATACAGTTACTGGTTTCCGTGTTACTGTTAACGAAGGTGATCTGGTTGTTTATGCAGCATTAGATAAACTGGGTTATACAGTAAGTCCGGAATTTGTTACCAGCGCTACTCCTACTCGGGCGGTGCCCGGTGTTAAAATAAAAGTAGCAAATACCACGGACATAGTGGTTGATGATACTGCTATCGTGAATACATACAATCTGTCCGGTGCGGAACCAAGCATCGGTGATTTCTACTATGTGGATTTCAAAGAGAGTGCCCAATTCGACAGCGAGGGTCTTACGAAAGCTGTGTTGTATAGTCAGGAAAAGAATCTTCTTGCTGCAACCGGTGGCTTGACCATAAATAATAAACTCGGACTTGCGGGTCATCTAGCCTTTATGAATGGTACGAGTATGATCGCTGTGTTGCAGATCGAGAAGACTTCCGGTGCCGATGATGCACCTACTTCCCGGTATATTGCAGGTATTGATTATTTCAATGAACCGATGACAGGTGGTGTTAAGCCTACTTTGATGGAGCCCCTGACGACAAACGCTGCAGTTTTAGCATATTTGAAGACTTCAAATTTGAGACAGTCAGGTATCAGGTACGGGAATGAGCACATGTCTTATTTTGGATTTCCAACCAATACTACTCCTTCGGCTGCTCAAGTATATGCCCGGGGAGTGAACAGTGAAAGAATGATTGGTATTTACCCTGACGGTGCCATAACTTCCATTACCGATGAGCTTGGTAATGAGGTTGAATATCTCGTTGACGGTTCATTCATGGCTGCAGCAGTAGCGGGCCGTGATACTTCTCCGGCGTTTGATGTTGCCGAACCTCTGACAAGAAAGCCCATTGTTGGATTCAACCGTCTGTTCCGTCGTATGGATTCAGTTGTGTCCGCCCAGACGGCGAATTCCGGGTTAACCTTGTTTGAAGAGACTGCTTCTGGTATTCAGATAAAATTTGCTTTAACAACAGATGTTTCGTCCGTTTTGACCAGAACGCCTTCTGTTGTTCGTACGAAAGATTTTGTTCAGAGAGGTTCTCGTTCAATCTTACAGCCGTATATCGGTAAAAAGAATCTTGTTGGCAGAAAATCAGAAATTGAGAAGACTTTGAAGTCCTATCTATCTGCTCTGAAATCTGCTACCATCATTACTGCTTATACGGGTATTAAGGCTCAACCGGACGCAAATGATCCAACAATTCTTAATGTAGTTGCATACTACAGCCCGGTTTTCCCAATTTTGTGGATTGTTATTACATACAATCTTCGTACGAATATATAAGAGTGAGTATATGGAGGGCTTTTGGGCCCTCCATCTTAAATAAGGAAACAGTGATGGACAATAAAGTATCATCAAAAAAAATCGCAAATAACATTTTGGAGTTTCTTGTTGATCCCAGCGCTTTCCCTCTGGAACGGAGGCTGTATTTCCACCCGGAGGAGATTCTGATGAATGAAAGTTTTGAGAAGGCCAAGAGGGAATCTGAACAGGCTTATGGTGATCAGCGGCATAACTCTGATTTTTTATCCAAACCGACCATTACTTAAACGGGAGGCGACATCGTCAATGGAACGTAAAACTTTAATAGCAAGTTTGGATGTACTCTCTCAGGATTTTATAGAGAGTGATCCGATGGCTACAGACCTCAGAACAATGGCTTATGCCGTTGCAAATATGACTGATGAGGAGTTTGAAAAAAGATTAGCGGGTAATCCTTGGATTGAGCATATGAATAAAGTTAGAAAAGACAATCCGGGGAAATCTTTCAAAGAGATAGCAAGCTTGGCAAAAAAGACTTTCAAAAAGGCTGAAGAGGAAAAACCGGAGACCAAAGAAGCATCTGAAAAGGAGTTTGAAATAACAGATGATTCCTGGTCAAAGGAAGCTTCAGATGCAGTACAGAAGGCGCTTATTGCTGAAATAGCCGGTGATAAGGTGGCAGAGAAAAGAGGACCCGGAGGTCATAAACCCGACCGTACTGGACCGCATGGCGGGGGTTTCTGACCTGGTCAGGGCAAAGGTGATGGTAGTGGTTTAGAAGAAGAAGAAACCGAAAAAGAAGCTGGAAAAATTAAAGGGCCAGGAAAGCCTGACGGTACCGGTCCTTTAGGTGATACTCCGGAATGCCAGATGGCTGAGAAAGAAGAGAAAGAAGAGAAAGAAGAGAAAGTCAAGCCAAAGAAAAAGGCTGAAGAGGAGCCAAAGAAGGAAGTAGCCGAGGAACCGGAGAAGAAGGAAGTAGCCGAGGAACCCAAGGAAGCCACGGAAGAGCCCACAGAAGTTGAAACGGATGTTCTGGAAGCTTCTCATACGGAATTCGGGGGTATTCAGCTTGGAGCCGGTATGGTAACCATGGATGATATAGGTGATTTAAGCGAGGAAGAACAACAGCGCTTAGGTCAGCTTTTCAAATAAACTAAGTGAAAATAAACTCTAAGGAGCTTATAGCAGATAATTGAAAAGTTATAAATTCTTATAAAAAATCTATAAGAGAGAGCTTCGAGGACAAAGCGGTAACTAAGCCCACTGCTGGGGTGAACAGCCCGCTTACGTTAGCCAACAATAAGGACGTTGGAATGTGTCCAGTTCCAAATAATCCGTTGGCAGAGATTTAATGGTTTAATCTATTCTTTTTAGGAAGATGATGGTTCAGGGCTAACGGTAATCGGGCTTTATTTCTGGTCGGGTCCGTATAAATTGAAAGTTTATTTATTTAGGAAGGGAAAGGCTTCCTTGAAAATTTATAGAGTTTTATAAGTTTTCTAAACTAGGGTTAAACATGGCTAGAGATAAAGATAGCTATATTTTCAGGAAAGGTGTAACGCCTAATACCCTCTCAGTTATTTCTTCTAAAAATCGAATATTCGCGTATAATGCGTCCGGCGATTTGACACAGCTCGGTGTTGTTGCCACTTTTGATCCGTCAGAAGCCCGGACAATTGAACCTGTTCGCGGTATTGGCTTTGGAGATCAAGTAGCTGAGTTAGTTCCGAGTGTGACTGACCCTATGACCATATCGATTACAAGGACAGCTTTATATCTATCGAACATCTATCAGGTGTTTGGTTATAAATCTGGTGTAGACGGTATAGTCAGGTCGTTAAAACACCATAGATGGCCCTTCGATATTCAGCAAGAGCTCGTTTTTAGTGCCTTTGCAACGGAAAGTAATACCAGTGCAACTGACTATCTTGATGATATCGATATACAGGCTACTGATGAGCTGCAACAGTACAATGAGCAGGCTCTCTTAACATTCTATGAAGCATGCTGGATCTCTGATTACAGTGTTTCATACGCTTCAGACGCGGCGCTTGTTCAGGAGACTGTGACAATCAATGTATCTGACATCTTACAGGATGTTGGGAGATTTCCATACTCTGATGAGAATGCAGCGGATCAGCCTGAGCCTTATTCAGCGCTCGGTGAACCTACTGATAAGGGTCGTTCTGTACGCTTTAACACTCAGTAAGAGAGTTATTCCTGAGAGGATTAATAACCGGGCTCTCTAATCAAGAGCCCGGTATATAAAATAAGATTCAGATAACAGATAATATTTCGATATATCCAGATAGAATAGAAAACTGCAAAAAAATCTTCTTTTTATTCCCTTCAGGTGATAATCTCTCCTTTTTAACCGTTTAAAACAAGTGTTTTCATATATCTAAATAATATTCAAAAAGGAGTTATATATCATGGATTTTGAGAGTATCCTGAAGTCTATAAAAGGGAGTTTCTCTCCGAGAAAGACAGTCGAGTTCGATGAAGAAGACCTTCATATTGATATTGAACCATTGACATCTAAGGAAGAGACCATTGTTCTTGAATCATGTAAAGATGCGGATGATATGGAGTACATTGAGACTCTGAAACGGCATACTTTGGCATGTTCCATAAAAAAGATCAACGATCTTGATATTGATAAGGATGAGATAGAGTATGAGGAAGGTAAATTCAAGTCAAAATTCCTCTATATGAAAGATTATCTGGCAAAATGGCCTTCCACTCTGATTGATATACTCTTTGAAGCTTTTACTCACATGCAGAGAGAGATTGAGCAACAGGTAAAGGCCACTGCGAAATATGAACGAATTCTAATGTCAGAGACGGTGCCAGTGGAAAAAGCCGAAAAGGGAAAATTCAGGCGTACCGTGGAAAACACTTCAGAAGGTATGACTGAAGTGGAGAAATTGAAAGAGCAGGTTGATAAGGAGCTACAGGACGCTGATGTACGCATGTCTGATTCTGAACAGACAGCAAGAGAACAGGCATGATAAGAGAAGAAGGTTACCAGGCATTATCGGATCTGATTTATAAAGGATTTCTTCTTACAGGTCTTGAAGTGGCTGGTAAATCTTTTGTATTCAAAACCATTAATGAAAGAGAGTACAAGTTAATTAAGCTCTATTCAGGGTTTGAACAAGATAAGACTTATGCAAATCGTTTTAATATGAATTATTTGATTTACAGTCTCTTGATAGCAGAGGGTGAGAATATCATTGCGAAGAGAGAGGACAAATATAGAGAAATATCTGAATTTTTTTATAATTTGCCAAATATCCTCTGCAGCAATATCCTTGGGGAACTCATGACATTAAGAGATGCGGCTTTGGAGGCTGTTGAGTTTATAGAAGGTTTCAGTTATACATCAAGGTCTCGGAGAGTATGGAGACAATGTAATAATAATTATCCGAACAATGAAGCATTCACCGGTATACCTGGTACAAATAAAATGGGTCTTAATGTTTATCAGGAAAACTGGATGTTGATTAATAAAATGTTGGATGAAGAAGAGCGCTATAATAAAGATTTTTCTATGTCTCTCTTTGTCGCTTCAGCCTACAACCCTAAAGGGGTTCGGAGTGTTCGTGCAAAATTTGAATCGAACCAGCAACTCGCAGAAAAGCGCCGGGAGAGGATTGCTAAGTTAGGGTCTATAAAGAAACGGGAATGGTCTCCTGAGAAATGGTCAGCCCCGGTGGATACCGCAGAGGAGTTAGTAGCAGAGCTGATGCGCCAGATGTCTGGTAAGAAGGACAGGCATGACCGCTTTATAGAGAAACACATGGATAAGATACGTCAGAGGGCGGAGGAAAAGACCCGTAAAGTGGAGGAGAGACTGGAAGAAATCAGGAGCAACCGTACCGAGGGTGTTCTTCCTGTTGAAGTATCCCAGAGACCGCTGACTCCCGAAGAGACGAAAAAACTAGAATCAAGAAAAAGTAATAATCTAGTGATTGTTAATGATCAGAGGGAAGCAAAAGAAAAAGAAGAAGGGAGAATTTATAAAAAAATAGGTTCTAAAGTATTAACCAGTAGGAAATAATTATGGCAGATAAACCGACTCAAGCAGATGTAAAAGTTGCCGGTGCTTTAGAAAAAGTTGTTAGTAAATTAACAAAAGCTGTCGATGGTTTAACAAAGAGTACAAAGGATTACGGCAAAACAGAGAAGAAGATATTCAAGGAAAATCTGAAGGATTTAGATGATGTAAATGATGATTTGGAAGATATGTCTAGGGGTATTTCCGGTCTTCAGGGTTCTCTTAAAAAGATAAAGACAAAAGGTGTTTTAGACGCTACAGAAGTCGTCAAATATAATGAAGAGTTAAAAAAAATAAATGGAGAAATATTAAGACTTCATAAAATGAAGCCTCTTAGTGGGGCTGCTTTAGTGAATCAGAGAAAATCTTTAGTTAAATTGCAAGGTGAGTATGATGAAGTAAGTAAAAAGATAAAAGGTACTGCAAAAGATACAGAAGACTGGACCGCTTCAGTGGGCAGGAGTGGCCCCGCTTTCTTAAAAAAGTGGGTATCATTTCATAAAGCAGCAGAAAAGGGCACGACACCTGTAGATGATTATGGTAAAATGTTGGGTAATGCCGGCACTAAACTTGGGAAAATGCCAGCATTATTTAAAAGTGCCGGAGCTGCAGCTAAAGGAATGGGAAAGATTCTAGGAGGTGTCTCAAAAGCGATAGCCGGATGGCCCTTGCTGATTGCGGGTGCAATAAAGGCTGTGGTTGATATTACTCGGGCAGCAGATCAATTTCAGAAAGATGCCAATAAAGCTTTTGCCACTCTTCGCGGCCCGGACATTATGGGAGGAGGAGAGGTAGAAAAACAATTCAGAGATTTCAACAATATGATATATAGAGCTGGAGAAAATATTCGTGTCGGTTTGGATGTTACTCAGATAAGAGAATTGTTACTTGCTGCTCGTGATGCTGGCGCTAATATAACGAATTTAAATAAGGGCCTGATGACTTACAGGGATGCTATCTATGTTGCTTCAAAAGCCAGTAAAACTTTAGGGCTTGAATTACCCATGGTTGGTAGTATGATGGGTAAAATGATAGTTGATATGCGCATGGATTTAGATAAAATGGATGATGCATTCGTACAAATTGCTTTTGATGCTAAAAAATCAGGTTTATCTACAGACAGATTCTGGTCTACTGTACAAAATGCGTCTGCTTCTCTAGCTCTCTATGGTGTGGTCGTTAAATCTGCCAGTAGTACAATGAAAGCGTTCACCGAGAATATGGTGGGCGGGGCTGATGATGCCGCTGGTGCAACTGAGAATATGTTTGATGTGTTTAAAACAGGTGGCTTAAAGGCACAGTTGGCTATAATTCAGTTTGCAAGAAATGCCGGGCAAGATGTCCCTGCAATTTTTAGAGAAATGGCACAAGAAGCTGCAAAAAGTGTGGAAGTCGTTGAAGGAGAAATTAAGTTAATAGAAGGCAAAGGGA